ACAGCAGATAATGATATCAATGCAATCAAAAACATGGGGATGATTCCTCAAGGTTACGTAGTAAATCACTACTTAACGGCTGCAAAAAAATGGTTCATTAAAACTGACGTTCCAAATGGTCTTAAACATTTTGTTAGATCACCTATCAAAACTTCTATGGAAGGTGACTTTGACACAGGAAACGTAAGATACAAAGCTAGAGAAAGATATGTATTTGGATTCTCTGATCCAAGAGGCATATTCGGATCTGACGCAGTATAATAAATAATTTAAAGGGCCGCCTAAAAACGGCCCTTTTTTTAACTACAACAAGGTGTGTAAATGAAAAAAACTACTA